ATGAAAAAGGCCGGCGTTAATCTGGCTTTGCTCTGGACGGAATACTGTGAAGATTGTCGTGCCAGCGGTAAAACGCCGCTCATGTATTCTCAGTTCTGTCATCACTACCGTCAGTATCGGCAAAAGACCAAGGCAACGATGCATATTCAACGAACGCCAGGAGAACAAATTGAAGTGGACTGGGCTGGACAAACAGCCTGTCTCACCGATCCGGATACCGGAAATATGGTTAAAGCTAATATCTTTGTTGCCGCTATGTCCTACAGTCAATGTACCTACGTTGAGGCCTTTTTGTCACAGGATTTGAGCAGTTGGATTACTGCGCACATCCATATGTTTCAGTATTTTGGTGGTGTTCCTAAAATCATCGTACCGGACAATTTAAAAACCGGTGTGACTAAGACGGACTGGTATACCCCTGAAATCCAAAAGAATTATCAGGAGATGGCGGAATACTACGATACCGTCATCGTGCCAGCCAGAGTGAGGATGCCAAAAGATAAACCTAACGCAGAAGGAAGCGTTGGCAAAATATCCACCTGGATTTTGGCCAAAATCCGCAATATCAAGTGCTTCTCACTGACCGAACTAAACGATCTTATTTTGGAAAAACTCGAGATATACAACCGAAGCTCTTTTCAGAAAAAGGATGGCAGCAGACAGTCCTTGCTTCAGGAAGAAAAAGCCTATCTGCTACCCCTGCCAAAGACACCTTTTGAGCTTGCAACCTGGAAGATCGCAACCGTCCAATTCAACTACCATATTGCTGTGGACGGCATGTACTACTCGGTGCCCTTTGAGTATATTAAACAGAAAGTCTCGATAAAAGTCACGCGCAGCTTGATCGAAGTATTCTCTGGAGCAACCCGGATCTGTTCTCATCCCAGATTATATGGCAGAAAGGGTCAATACAGTACGTTGCAAATTCATATGCCACCAGATCATCAAAAATTCCTCGAGTGGGACGGCCCTCGTTTCATCGACTGGGCAAGCAGAATCGGCCCTTGCACAAAATCAGTCATTGAAGGTGTTCTGGCTCAGCACAAAGTAAAACAACAGGGCTTCCGTTCTTGCATGGGTACGCTCAAACTGGCTGACAAGTATTCTGCAAAAAGATTGGAATCCGCTTGTCAGAGAGCCCTGAGCTTCTCTGTCAGGCCTAGTTACAAAACGATTCAGGCGATCTTAAAGGCTGGACAGGACAAACTAAATCTTGAGGAAAAGCCTGAAACTTCGGCTTTAGATAACGAGTATGCATTTACGCGAGGCGCAAGCCATTATGGGAGGAAACAGTCATGAGCCAAGCAACATACGAAAAACTCAAAGTCATGCGTCTCGGCGCCATGGCTGAGGCCTACCAACAGCAGCTATCTGATCCGGAAATACAGCAACTCTCTTTCGAGGAGCGCCTCACATTACTGACAGACATCGAATGGAATCAGCGAAAAAGTAACAAAGTGACACGACTTATCAATCAGGCGCACTTTGATCAGCCACAGGCACATTTGGCAGAGATTGATTTCTCTCCCCGACGTGAGCTCAACCGTAATCAAATTATCGCACTGGGCAACTGTGAGTTTATCCATAATGCCCGTAATGTGACCATCATGGGAGCCGCAGGCTCAGGGAAATCTTACCTTGCCTGTGCTTTAGGCATGGAAGCCTGCAAACAATCACATTCCGTAAAATTCATTCGCATGACTGAACTCTTAGAAAATCTTAAGCTGGCGCGTGTAACAGGTACCCTTCGGAAAGTTTACAAAGAGTATGCCAAATACAATTTGCTCATCATTGACGACTGGATGCTGATTAAGCTGAGTGTGTATTACGATCTAAAACGACCACGAGTCCGGTCATTTAAGGCCACCTTCACGCCGAAATAAGGCCACCCTTACGGGCGTGAAGGCCAGCCTACTGTTTCTGGAATAAATATTCGACATAATCAGCAATCCGTCATAGTCCGGAAGTGGAACGACATATTACTCGGTGGGTTCATCTTCCTTCTTGACGGTACTCAGACCATGGCGTTCACGCATTGAGACTTCTCCATCTATGACGATTTCGTAGGCATTATGGATGATTCTATCTACAATTGCTTCCGAAACCGGTCCATCATTAGAAGGGCTGATTCGTGCACACCAGCCGTTCACACCATATTGGGTGCAAAAAATTACGGAACCATGGTGGGTTTTTGCCTCAATGATTTCTAACAGATCATAAGCTTCCGCAGGAGCCAGGCATCTAATGAGCCACTCATCCATAATAAGAAGGTCTACTTTCTGGTAAATCTTGAGTACTTTCTTGAAAATGCCGGTGCCTTTAGCTACGCTCAGTTCATCCAGTAACTCTGGCATCCTAATATAGCGTACAGATTTAAACTTACGACAGGCCGAATTGCCTAAGGCATTGGCAATCCAAGTCTTACCGTTACCGGAGGCACCTTCAAGAATAATGTGATGCCCCTGTTCAATGTATTTACAGGTAGCCAGGCGTAACATTTGTGTTTTATCCAGCTTCCTGTCCGGATAATACTCAATGTCTTCAATACATGCTTCCGGGTTTGAAAAATGAGCCATCCTAATGTTTCGGTTCAACCTATTGGATTGACGTTTAGCCCATTCAGCATCGACTATAAGACCCAATCTTTCTTCAAAGGAAAGACTGCTATAAGTTGCAGAATCGTTCAGCTGATCTTCAAAGGACTGCGCCATGGCACTAAGCCGCATACTGCGTAAAGTTTCAATCGTAGACTGATTAATCATTACGGGCACCTCCTTTGAAATAGGATGCACCACGTGTAAATGCATAATGGCTTCCGGCAGACGAATAGCAAGGTTCTTCCTTCTTTACTTTATCCTGCCCGGTCTGCAAGATAGTCCTTATGGTTTTGATATTGGGTACCGCAGTAAAGGAAAGTGATTTTGTACAGGCATTCTCCAGTCTTTGAAAAGTATATTTGTCTGCCATCCTGGTCAGACTCGCACAGGGTTTGTATCCCTGCTCCGGGACTTTGCCATTTTCCAGAAAAGCTTTAACTACAATTGTGGTATTTGGCCCAACCGTAGCCGCCCATTCTAGGAATCCCTCTTTACTGTAAGCAAGGTATTTCTTGTGGTTATCTGGCATGTGATCGCTTTTTACGATCGGATCGTGCTGCTTTTTCTTCAATCTTGGATGTGATGCAACCCTTGCTCCCTGAAAGAACGCTTCCACCGTAGTAGATGTCAGTCTGACTGATACCTCCTGGCCAATTAAATCGAATGGAACGGAATACTTGTTTTTCCCATCAGTTATGAGATAATCATTACGAACGGTGGCAGTTGACCAGACAGCCAGTTCATACGGGGAAGCAGGCAGCGGTTTCATGAAAGATTCTTCTTCATTTTGAAATGCTATGAGTCTGCTCCCTTCTCTTTTTTGAAAAGGTTTTGCATTGAATTCTCTCAGTTTATCCCAAACCGCTTCATTCAACTCCTGGATGCTAAAGAACTTATCATTTCTAAGTGCTGCAATAATCCAGGTAGATGTGTGGTTTACCGTACCTTCCACATTTGGTTTGTCCTGAGCTGCTTTTACCCTTGCCGGAATGATGGCGGTATCATAATACTCAGCCATTTCCTGATAACTACGGTTCAACTGCAGCTCATTCCTGGTATTCTTAATGACACCAGTTTTTAAGTTGTCCGGTACCAGAATACGTGTTACGCCACCGAAATACTGATAAGCATGGATATGTGCCTTGAGCCAGTTTTCCGTTCCGTGATCTGGAAAAGCTTCCACATAAGCGTAGCAACTACAAGGCAGAACAGCTACAAAAAGGTATGCATCAATAGCATCTCCGGTTACACTATCATAAATGGTCAATGTATTACCTGCCCAATCGACTTCCATAAGATCACCAGGTTTACGACTAATACGCATAGTAGCCTTTGTTACCTTGGCCCAAGCTCGATATTTTTCACAAAACTGTGAGAACTGATAGGGAACCGCATGCTCTGCGTGACAAACAGCAGCGTATTCAGCCCAGAGTAATGTCAAAGTGACTCCAGCTCGTGCCAGTTCTTTATGTATGTATTCATAGTCAGGAATCCGACGTGTTCGCTTATTTCTTTCAGGATAAAATATATCCTGAATTGCTTGATTGGACAGTTCATTCGGTAGTGGCCATTCAAGGCTGTGATGCTCAGCCATCTTGCAAACAGCACTGATTGTATCTCTGGAACTTTGGGTGCTTGCAGCAATCTGCCGCTGGCTGTATCCGAGACTATTCAGTCTCAAAATTTCTCGATAATTCACCATGATTATCGGCCTCCTATAATGATGTCACACATCAGTGTGCACTTTCATTATAGGAAGAAAATATACAAATAGGGGGGGCGGCCTACTTTATCGTAGGGCTGGCCTTTTTTTACCGGAACGGTGGCCTTATTTTGCCGTATTCGTGGTCTTATCCGATCGTAATACACAAAATGTTGCCTTGAATAAAATTACAGGAGAATGGGATATGTCTGCATTGGCTCACTTACTGGATGAATTAAAAAAAGAGAATTATAATATTGAGCTTACTGGTGTTGACTTTGCAGAAGCAGAAAAACTATGGGATGAATTTATGCCAAAGGATGAACCGGAAGAGGAAGAAGAAATTCCTGAAGTACCTGAAGAGCCGGTTATTCAACTGGGGGATATTATTATGCTCGGTAAACACAGACTAATATGCGGTGACGCAACAAAGAGTGAAGATTTGTCTATGTTAATGGATGGTCGGAAGGCAAAGCTAACGGTTACAGACCCACCCTATGGGATTTCATATGTTGGGAAAACTGAAGATGCTTTAACTATCCAAAATGATAATTTAAGTGATGAAGAGTTTTATAATTTCCTTCTTGAAGCATTTAAAAGAGTCTACGAAATATCCGATGACGGAGCAAGTATATATGTGTTTCATGCTGATGCGAAGGGATTGATTTTTAGGAGAGCATTCATTGATTCCGGCTTTAAGCATTCTCAATGTTGTATTTGGGTAAAGAATACCTTTGTAATGGGAAGGCAACCGTATCAATGGCAGCATGAACCAGCATTATTCGGCTGGAAACCAACAGGAAGCCATTATTGGAATGGTGACAGGAAGCAAAGTACAATATGGAACTTTGATAAGCCAAGGGTAAATGATGTACATCCAACAATGAAACCGATTCCACTGATTGAATATATCATAAAAAACTCCAGCAAATATGGTGATATTGTTGTAGATACATTCCTTGGCAGTGGGACTACATTACTTGCTGCTGATAAAGCAGATAGGATCTGCTATGGATCTGAACTTGATCCAAAGTATTGTCAGGTTATTATTGAACGCTGGATAAATTACAAAGATGGAATAAATGGCAATGATGTGATTGTTTTAAGAGAAGGACAGCAATATAAATATGCGGACATAATAAATGAGCAAATTGCGGTCTAAATATACAAGCAATTTTATTTGCTCAGTTTATTTGTCCAGAAATTGATGGTGATAAATGACCGCTAGGATTTATAAAAAATATGTAGCAAAGCCCTGTATTACTTGATTTATGTGTTTCTCAGAGTGATTAATGTTACTACACAAAAAAGAATGGAGGGCTTTTATTATGGAAAGAAAAGAAATTATTAAAGCATTGGGTGAACATTTTGGAGTTGAGCCAAAATATATGAAAGTACCGAGTTGTGCTTACCAGATTGCAACACCAGATGAGACTTACACAATAGACCGGGCAGGAAATATTACAACTTCGGCAGGAATAGGGGTGGAACTTGAAACATTGCTGAATACAAGGAATGAAGGCAAACTTTTAGAAAACGAAATAACATCTTTTGAAGTTGCAGTTCCACTTGAGGGTCATACCGGCAGTTCATTGAGGAACCTGGTTAATTTGATTTATAGCAAACAGGCTCTCATAAAAAAAGCACTTGGAATTACCGAAAATATTGTTGCCGATGAATTTTGCAAAAGTATCAATGAAGCCAAAGCAGAAACTTTGGAGGATTTCAAAACAGCCATAAACGGTATTGGTGTTGATAAATGCCCAGGTATAGGATTTGATTTCGACAACGCCAGCATTGTTTTTAAATTTTTAGAAGGCGAAGCAAGCCCGGAAATGGTAAATGCCTATACTCAATTTGTAGCATTATTAAATCAAAATGCTAAGGCATTAAAGCATTCTTCAGCCAAATCTAAGGATACTGATAATGATAAATTCACCTTTAGGGTATTCCTGATCAGGCTCGGGATGATAGGGGATGAATATAAAACTGCCCGGAAGATACTGCTTGAAAGATTAGAAGGTAATTCTGCTTTCAGGAGTGGCAGCAAACCGGTAAAGGAAGCTGCTGAATAGAATAATTTCCGCACATATCGCTTCACGTTTGCTTGTGGGGCGATATTTTTATGGGTCGGGTAGTTGTTGTAACTGTTAAACTAAATTGAACAGAAAACAACAAATAAGAATGAACAGTATTTACCACAATCCTCCAAAAAGGCTATGATTGAGCTGGAAATAAAACAGCTTTGGTCATAGCTAAGGAGGAAGAAATGAACGTAGCAGAAGGGTGGAATATGTATTCAGAGATCCAGAGTTTAAAGGACATGCATTTTAATGTAAGCCAGATCTCCAAGCGTCTTGATCTATCCCGGACAACAGTGTACAAATATCTAAATCTAAGTCCCGATGAAATGGAACTGGTTTTAGAAAGTCAAAAGAAACGGACTAAGAAACTTGATAAACATCGGGATTTAATCAGATCATGGTTAACACAATATCCGGATATGACTAGTGCACAGGTACTGGACTGGCTGCAGGAACGAAAAATAGATGGAGGTGTCAGCGAAGGAACAGTCAGAAATTATGTCAATCAGTTAAGAAAGGAGTGTGGAATTCCTAAAATTAAGTACAATCGTCAATATGAAGCTGTTGATGAATTACCTGCCGGGCAGCAGATGCAGATGGATTTTGGACAAATGACTTTACGCAGCAGTACTGGCAGGAGTATAACTCTCTATTTTGCAACCTTCGTATTAGCCCACTCCCGTTACAAATATGTAGAGTGGCTGAATTGTCCGTTTACGACCCGAGATTTAATTAAGGTCCATGAAAATGCATTTGAATATTATGGAGGGATGACCAAGGAAATAGTATATGATCAGGATCATCTCATACTGGTCAGCGAAAACGCTGGCGATCTACTGCTCACCAAAGAGTTTGCAGAATACCAAAAGGCCCGAAGATTCAAGATTTACATGTGTAGAAAAGCTGATCCGGAAAGCAAAGGGAAGGTTGAAAATGTAGTGAAATATGTAAAACGCAACTTTGCTAAGAACCGCATCTTTCATAACCTCGAAAAGCTAAACGAAAACTGTCTGGCCTGGTTAGAAAGAACCGGCAATGGTAAAGTCCACAATACGATAAAAAAGATACCGGCAGAAGTGTTTGCCCTCGAAAAACAACACCTCATCCCGGTACCCCACAAAATAAATATTTCAACTACTAAAAGTATAACCAGAGTAATCCGTAAAGACAACACCATAGCATATCAAGGAAATCGTTATGCACTGCCTCTGGGCAGTTACAAACCGGACAAATATGTGGAACTTAAAGAGGAGGAAAACATGCTGGTGATTTTAGATTCTGATACCAGCAAGGCAATCATCCACTACCCCCTTTCCAAGGAAAAAGGTCGGCTGTTAAAAAGCAGTGAATGCCGTCGGGAAAAAGATAAGGGAATAGACGCCTATCTTACAGAGGTGACTAAGTTACTTAATGACTCCCAGGATGCCTATCGTTTTCTTGAACTGGTACGGCAGAACAAGCCCCGCTATATTCGGGATCAACTCAAAATCATCAAGGATAACTGCGTAGACAGGTCTGAGCAAGTTAATGAGCAGGCTCTTCAATTCTGCTTAAAACATAAGCTTTACTCAGCTACTGACCTGGTGGATACTATGAATTATTTTACCGGACAAAACAAAAAGGAACTATCAGAGCAAAAGCTTTCGCCTGAAATAAAGCCATTGGATGAGATGAACCGTTCAGTATTAAAGACCCAAGTAGAAATACGGGATTTTGCTGTATATGTTAAAGAATTAGAAGGGGTGAATCAATGCCAGGAGAACTTGAACAGTTAAAAGACTACATGACTCGTTTACATATAACTGAGGCGGCTGCAGTAGTAGATGAAATACTTATGGATGCCCAGGTTAAGGAACCCAGTTACCAATCTTTTTTGATGACCTTAATGGAACATGAGATAAAAAAGCGGGAAGAAAAACAACTGGGCCGGTTGTACAAACTGGCCTCATTTCCCGAATGCAAGACACTGGACGATTTTAATATTGATGAACAAGAGTCCCTGAGCAAGAAACAGTTACTGCAGCTAAAAGAGTTATTATGGTTGGAACAGGCGTATACCCTGATCCTATTAGGGCCCCCAGGAGTAGGAAAAACTTTGTTGTCTATCGGCCTGGGAATGGAAGCTATCAACCGTGGATATCGGGTAAGTTTTGTTCGGATGGATGATTTGATTCATTTATTAAAAACTGAGGAGATTAGCCGCAATTCCCGGGCTAAGATAAAACGAATGGTTTCCTCTGATCTGGTGATAATTGATGATCTGATGTTTATGGCCATTGACCGGCATGAAGCCAATCTTTTCTTTCAATTAATCAACAAGCTCTATGGCCAGACCTCAATAATTATCACATCCAACAAAAACCCGGAAGATTGGGGAGATATCCTGGGTGATCCCGCTATTACCACTGCCATCCTGGATCGGCTTATCCACAAAAGTGAAGTCATCCACTTAACCGGAGACAGCTACCGGATAAAGCACCGTCAAACCATTTTTGGCAATAACTAGGTGTCCAAAGTTATTTATCATTTTTTGTTCATTTTTACTTGACGGTTACAGTTGTTTCATTAGATAGCAATATCGGGCGTACAGGCCAAGATTATAATTCCGCTTTACTATTGGTTTGGTTCAGAGTTAATGTGCTACCTAACCAAATATGGAAAGGGGATTGGAATATGAAAACTGAAAATTTAATACGGGAAACCCTGAAGGGATTGCTGGCAACCGCAATTGAGAAGGTTTGTGTGCTGGGGGAAGGTGATGCCCAGGATGACTTGAAACAGATCAGGGATATGTACGTTGAACTGATTCGGTTCTGGGATTTGGATGAGGACTTGATTGGGGAGTTTGATGAGAAGATAGGAATGTTAGGATAAGGGGCATTTAAGCCCCTTTTAAACTATCTGGTAATAGGCATGATTGGCCGAGTTTTTATGGTGGAATCTTACATTAGAAAATCCGCCACAAATCACATCATTGTAGAACCATTTTCCAAGTTGCTGCTTTTGGGGATTTGATAATCCTGCCCAATAAGCTGCCAATATTTGGTTTAATTCTACGATTGCTCCTTTAGGCAAAGCATTTACTACTTTCTGGATTCGTGTTTTCCACATAGAATAATTCACCTCCCTCTTTGAATATTTTTTCTCAAAAAGATAAGAAATCTCCACATCTAAGGCGTTTGTGAGCTGTACTATACTTTTTAAGGTCAACTTTCCCAGCCTTAAATCATAAAGCAATTTGTTGAGGCTGGGCTGACTACGTTCAAGTTTTTCGGCTAATTGAGCCTTGGACATATCTTTTTCCTCAAGTATTAATTCAACCGAATTGTAAAGTTGTTGCCCTAAATGCTGGAGTTGATCGTTAATATTATTAATAAGTTTACCTTCTTTCTAAAATTATAGTGATTACATATAAGTAATATACAAAGTGTATCATACTGAAAAGTAATTTACAACAGGAAAGAAAAAATTATTTAGGAGGTGAGAAAATGGGGAGCCGAAAAGGGATTCCCAATAAAATCAGTAAATATGAAACGGACATTATTCCCCGACTTATGGACATTAAAGAATGGCTGATTCAAGGGGATACCATTAGAGAAGTTTGTAAGAAACTTGCGATTTCACCTGATACTTGGTATAAGTATTGTCGAGAGCATGAGACACTCATGGAACTTGTAAATATGGGCAGGTCTGTGTTATGCAACGAGGTGGAAAAATCATTAATTAAGCTCTGCACCGGCTATGATTACGAAGAACTCAAGACCATCGTTGAAGAAGATAAAAATGGCAAGAAGAGAACTAGGATTGAGAAAACTAAACGTCACCAACCACCCTCTGCCCAAGCAATATCATTCTTCCTTCGTAACCGGATGCCGGAAGAATGGTCTGATAAGAAAGAACTTATATTGGATACCAGCCAGAACGATGAAACAAGAAAGCGTCTGTTCCTGGAGATGATAAATAGTACTGCTATTGAAGCCGAATATACCATTACAGAAGGCCAGGATGAACAGCCAAAGAATGAAGAGGAAATAGGCAATAATCTTATGTCGTCAGTATTACCGGAGATAAACGCCACTATTTTATAATAATCTGCCTGAAATATGGCCGATTAGAATGCATAATTAGTCTTATGTCTCCAGTTGACTAAACGCCTATACAGAGGGAACATGAACACACCAAATAAGAAAGGGTGTGTTTTTATGCTTGATATGGGCAGTTTTGAACTATATCTACGCAGTCAGGAACTCAGCATGAATACGGTTGGCTGCTATATTCGGGACAGCAAGGTTTTCATTGAATGGTATAGTACCAGGACGGACTGCGGACTTGATAAGCTTATCGAACTGGATGCCATTGAATATAAGAAGCATTTGCTAACTACCAATAAATCAGTGGTTACAGCCAATAGGAAGATTGCTAGCGTGAATGCCTTCTGCAGATGGCTTTATGAAAACGGTACAATTCCGGCTGAGGTTTATATAAAAGCAGTAAAGAACCGGGATGCTCGCCAATATAAAGGCTTGGATGAACGAGATTTAAGGAAGCTCCGAGCCGAGATCCACCGTAACCGCAATCCACTTCATATTTGCATCATTGAATTATTGCTTGGGACAGGGCTTCGTGTATCTGAACTCTGCAATATTCGGCTTCAAGATATAGTTATATCGGAACGTAAAGGCTCAATCAAGATTATTGGCAAAGGAAATATTAACAGAACCCTGCCATTGAATAAAGATGTACGCAAAGCAATCCATGATTATATCGCGGTTAGACCGGAAAGTGACAGTGACTTCCTACTAATAGGGCAACGGGGAGCATTGAAAAGAAATGCAATTAACCTGATTCTTGAGAAGTATGGGCAAAGAGTGGGTGTTGAGGTAACACCACACCGGCTAAGACATACCCTCGGATACAAGCTGGTCAAGGAACGTACCCCCATTACAACCATCCAGCAAATACTCGGTCACGATAATATTCAGACAACAAACCTTTATACCGTCACAACTGAGCAGGACAAAGAATATGCCCTCGAAGCCCTGGAGTGGTGAATATTTCCTGCTCCCAGCGATATGCACCTTTTCCTGATGGGAGGGGTGCTTCTATCTGTGGAAATTGACCTGGTAGCAAAGGGTGTGGAAATTTTCGCTATTGATTTGTTAGTGATATGTTAAAATAAACCATATTCTGCGATATTATTATGTAAAGGTGGTTTATTATGGCGAAAATATCATTGGCAAGTTATATAATGAAAATTTGTGATACCGATGGCAATATTTATGATGTTCATCAAATACCAGATGGACAAAACTATATTCATATTAATCAGATATTTAGTGAATATTTCCATGCCAGACTTAATATATTTGTCGATAATACAAGAGATCAAAAATTGCTTTCAGTCCAAACTTATAATAATTATAGGGAGCCAGAAAACGGCAATAGAATAATATATCATTACCATGCTGGTAGATTGGAAACAGGTTCATACGGCTATTCGTCTACAATTCGTGATGTTGAAACAAGCAATATTATACTTGAGAAATTGCCGACATATGCAGAAACATTACCATTTTTTTATTCATTTTATGTTCCTCACGAAGGTGATGGTTGTATATGTGTTTTTCAAAGATTTAAGAATTTTGGCTATAAATCTGTATTTGAGGAAGATTTCAAAGCTTACTTTAGAGAAAGATTACCGAATGTAAGATTTACTATAAATCCTCTTTTACCTGAGGAATATGTTACCAGATTTGTAGATGAAGGTAGGATTCTAAAACTGAGGCTTATAAAACATAATTTGCCGGAGGATTTAGCTGATGCTGTTTTGGATAATAGAAATGGTGCAGATGATTCAAGTGCAGAGTTAGTTATATCTGCGAGGGCAAGAGGGGATTTAGGGGTTAACCCTACAATCAGGGAAAGGCTATGGGGTGTAATAAGACATCAGACTAGTTTGCAAGATGCGTTCGAGGTTCAGGATTTTCAATATGACAACATTAAAATAGAAGTGAAAATGGGTCGGACAACTAAAACACTGAATATAGGTGATTTGGAAAACTTAACAGGATATTACGATATTACTGATGAGGTTGTAATCAATAATGGACATCCCGAATATAATAGTATTCTAGGCATTTCAAAAGAGTATGCTGAACATTTTTTGCGTGCACAAAGACTAATAGATTAGTTTATGGAGGTGGTTTGTCTGCAATCAAAAATACTTGAAATAATAGCTTATACCACAAATAAAATTACTCAAATTGTAAGTGGTGAAGCATTAATGGTTATATTAGCTTTTTTTATGTATATGGTTTTTTTAAAGACAGCTAAGAATTCAAAAATAGATGTTAAAGATATAATACGTTCGCACTTTAAAACATTGAAAAATTATCAAAATGGCAAGTATAGCACGAAGGATATTTTAACATTTTTCGTATTCCCACTTATTATTTCAATATTGCTTACTATGAAAAGTGTTGTAACTAAAGATGGGATACCAATAATACTTACTGTATTTTCTATATTTGCTGCATTATTGTTCAATTTCTTGATATTGATAATGGATATTGGGAGAAAAGTAAAGCAAAAAGGTGTTGCCGAGATAGTTGATGCCAAAAAACAAAAGGCTACTGAAGAGCTAATTAAGGAGACTTATTGTAATGTATCATTCAGCATTCTGGTGGCTCTTTTTATTGTTTGTTTTTCTTTAGTATTTGTTGTGGGAATAACGAACATTATAATTAAATGGATGTTATCTCTAATATTATATTGGCTTATTTTTATTTTCATTATGACATTATTTATGATTCTAAAAAGGATATTTAGGCTGTTGAACAATGAATTTGATTCTAAGTAAGAGGTGATGCGATGCAAACACAACCAGACCATCACCAAGAAAACCTCCTGCTAAAGCAATACCTGGATAAATACTTCTCCCCGAGTAAGATTGAACAACTCATCGGGGAGTTTTCATTTTCAGAGCTTCGCAGGCTGCTTGGTGAGATAGATATAGAATACTTCGCTCTGTGTTACTTTCCAAAATACTTTGATCGAGAATTTGGCAGTTTTCACAGAGAGTTATTTCAAGAATTAAAATATATGCTGGACAACACGGGGTTGATTGAGGCTTTTGGATTACCAAGAGAACACGGCAAAAGCACAATCAACTCTTTTCTATTTCCGTTATACTCAACACTTTACGGCAAATCACAGTTTACGCTGATAATATCGGCAACAGAGCAAATAGCCCTGCCATTTCTCGATATGATAAAGGACGAGCTTGATAACAACCAACTACTAATAGAAGATTTCGGTATCTATAAGGGTAGCCGTTGGAACAACAATGAAATCTGGATTAGAAGCAGAAGTGGCATTGATGCCTGTATAATGATCCGGGGAATAGATGGTTCGCTTAGGGGTATCCACTTTAAGCACCATCGTCCACAGTTGGTTCTATTGGATGATCTTCTAAAGGATGATACTGCAAAGTCAGAAACAAAGAGGGAACAGGTTAAAAATACTTTCACAGATGTTGTAATTCCCATAGGAACCAGAGATACCAATATACTGGTTGTCGGTACCATCTTAAATGAAGAAGATCTTATGGCTGATCTGCTAAGGGGTAAGATCCCTGGAGTACGCAGTATTAAGAAAGCATCAATTATAAATTGGTCTGCAAGAGATGACCTCTGGGCTGACTGGGAATCAAAATATAATAACCTTCAGGACTTGGACAGAATTGAAACTGCCAAGTCCTTTTTTTATGATAATCAAACAGAAATGCTGGAAGGGACGGAAATACTATGGTCTGATTATCTTGATTATTATTATTTAATGTGCAAAAAGCAGGCTATGGGCGATAAGTCCTTCTACAAAGAAATGCAAAATGACCCTAGAAGCACAGATGATTACATATTCCAAAACCTATCCTTCTGGGATAGACTACCGGACTTTGAAGAATTGGAAATTGCCATGTATATTGATCCGGCAATTAAAGCGGCAAAAAGAAATGACTATTCCGCTATTACCATTCTTGGTCAGCATAAGAAAACCAATCAGATGTACGTTATTGATGGCAGTATTCATAAACTTCTGCCCGATGATCTGTTCCAGGTAGCTATTGAAAAGTTGCAGCTATTTCCTGTTGATAAGATAGGCTTTGAAGCAACCCAGGCTCAAAGTTATATGAAACAGAAGTTTGAAGAACAATTGTGGCAGAATAAAATCTATACTCCTGTTGACGAAGTGGTGGCCAGAGGTCAGAAGCATGAGCGAATTATTACCCTCGAACCTGATGTTAAAAAAACTCACATCTTGTTCAATCCTGTTAATATAGGCTATAATAACCAAGTGAGGGATTATAATAAAGGTGCAAAGCATGATGATGCGCCTGATAGTTTGTATGGGGCTGTTCAGTTGGTGCAGGGGGTACAGAGGCTGAAGTTTTACGACAGGAGTTTGCTATTTTAATCCTTCAAAATGTTGATAATCTGCTATTAACAAGTGGGGGGGATAATATTGTTGTGTCCAAAATGTGGGGGTGAAAACTCAGAAGACAGTGTATTTTGCAAAAAATGCGGTGCGAAGATGTCTTCGGAAGAGGAAATACAAAAATCTGGTTTATCGAGGGAGAATCTTAATAAAAAAATTAAATCAATATTTAACAGCAAAAACAACAGAGTTAAAATATATTCGACTTTGGTAGTAATCCTTTGCTTGTTAGGCGGAGTGATATATTTTAATAATCCAATCGTCAAATTTAAGAATGATATAGAAAATAATAACTATGTTGAGGCAACTCATATATATAACACCAGAATAAGTGGAAATATTGACAAAGAAAACAGTATTAAATCATATTTGAAAAACGAAGTTGATAACACTTATAAATCATTTGTTAACGAAAAAATTGATTTTGAGGAAGCTGAAAACATTCTGGAAACAATCAAAAGTACGGGATTGGTGCCTGATGATGTTAACGGTGCTATTGATAAAAGTGCAGCTTTAAATAATTCAAGAACATCCTTTAGTAAGGCGGATGGTTTTTTAAAGAACAAAGATTATCTGAATGCCATTAAAGAATATAAGAAAGTGATACCAAATGATAAGAATTATAATGAAGCAAAGAACCAGATCGAAAAAAATCAGATCAAATATAAAGAACAAGTTTTGAAAACTGCCGATAAATATGCCAGTGAAAAAGATTATGATAAAGCGGTTTCATTGATGAATGAAGCAACATCGATAATGCCTAACGATAGTGATTTTATTGCTAAGTTATCTGTTTATGCACAACAAATTCAAAATGAACAATTGGTAATAGTTGATAGCGCTAAAATTGCTATACAAAGCAGTGAATGGAAAGCGTTATACCCTGATATGCTTCAGGCAATTATCAGGAATAAATCTGACAAAACCATTAAGACAATGAAGGTTGGTTTTCTCGGCTTTGATTCAAACGGTTACCCAGTTAAAATTAAGATGAACATGGATTTTTCAGGAGGAGATTACGAATTTGTTGGAGATGCAGAAGATGTTAATATAGTTGCAGGGGGTACATTTGGTAATGGAGTGGGATGGGAACTTGATGAAAGTCATGGTATATCAAGAGTATTAGCATGTGTAAGGGATGTTGTTTTTTATGATGGAACAACATGGGAAAACCCATATTATGAGTATTGGATAGGACAATTCAAGGAAAAGCCTCTTATTTAAGTGTTGCTCTCTGAAATAACTACAACAGATAAAGGAAATAGGTTTGATAGGTTATTGACATATCTCTGCCTGTACCCAAGCGGTATGGGCAATTTTTATGCCCATTTTTAGAAAGGAAGTGATACTTTGCAAATAAACGAAACCCTGATAAACCAATGCTTGACGGAGCTAAATCATAACTCCAGTACAAAGCAGAAATATAAAGACTATTACGAAGGCAACCACGGTATTTTAAAGAACTATGATATGCAGGACAGCCGGAGCAACCGGAAACTGATCTTCAACTTCCCCCGGAAATTCATAGATAACGAAACAGGCTACCTTCTGGGCAAGCCTGTTAATTTTATATCCAAAACAGATGACAAGAACATTATTGACTGCATCGACAAAAACACCAGCCATTGGGATAAGGAGCATAATATTAATCTCCGTAAACAAAGCGAAATCTATGGAGAAAGCTATGAGCTGAATTACATAAATACCGAAGGGGAGTTCTGTGCAACAGTTCTGACTCCGCTTGAATGTTATGTTTTTGAAGATGGTACTTCTGAGCGGAATACTCTGCTGGCAATTCATAAATTCAAGAGAAGGTTTGATGATACGGCATATCTCGATGTATATACTGACGCTGAAATCCTGCACTATAAAATAATGGGTGTTGAACTACAGTCAATTGGAAGCCATAGTCATATCTTTGGCAGAGTACCGGTTACCGTCTGCCCAGCCAATAGCGAGCGTAAAAGCGGATTCGAAGATGTAATCAGCCTCTTTGATGCATATAACGCCTTAAATTCAGACTTAGTTAATGAAATAGCTGACCATAGAAACGCTTACCTAATCATTGAGAATGCCAAGATTGAGGAAGAGGACTTACTCAAAATGAAGTCTATGGGGATTATCCAAGTGCCAAAAGGTGGAGCAGTCAAATGGCTAACCAAAGATATTAATGATTCTTTCGTCAAAAATGAACTGGAGAATATTGAACGTAAAATTTATGACATGATGGATCAGGTGAATTTCAATGAGAATTGGGCTTCAAACACATCCTCCCTGGCTTTGCGCAATAAACTGCTTAATCTTGAGAACCGGGTTGCGATGCGTGAAGCCTTCATGGAAAAGGTGATTAGGGAAAGACTCAAGAATCTTTTTATTTTTGTTGCCAAAAAAGAAGGCCGGGTCTTTGATTATAGAGATGTAGCAGTAAAGTTTACCCGTAATCTACCTACCGATCTGGTTGGTTTGGCCGATATAATAGTAAAACTCAAAGAGGTATGCTCCCAGGAAACACTGCTCACAATCCTGCCATTTATCGAAAATCCCAAAGTTGAACTCGATAAGTTTCATGCTGAACAGCAAAGAAATAATGCCACATCAGAAAGCAATTCTACAATCCAGAACTAGGTTATTATTTAACAACAAAATATTGGCGATTTAAGCGTTTATTTTGAACGGGGTAGGGTAAATATACCACCTCTGCTTTTTAACGGCCTTATATCGCAAATATGAAAATTAACAATTCGTTAAGAGAGTGCCAATAACGCAGTAATAATGGGGCTTATAGCTCCTGTGGCATATAAATTAATTTGCCCGTTTTAACGGGGGATAGGAGGTGCAATTTACCTGGCAAGAATAAGCAATTCCCAAAAAGAAGAAATGATCTTCTGGATCAACAGTGAGGGGAATATTCAATATCATCCAAAATGCGAAAGATGCAAGCACTCCTGTAAACAATCTTTCAGATGCAAAGAAGTCATTTGTCCTCGCTATGAGAGAAGATAAAAATATGTCCTGAGCATGACTTTAAACTGCTCAATAAGCGTTTCTGGTTCTAATGAGTCAGGAGGGCAATTTTGAGAGGAGAATATTTATGAATTTTGAAGAAGTGAAAAAGTATATCGATGAAAACAAGGGCGATAAGGAACTGGCAGCATATCTTCAGGGCTTAATTGGTGTTGAAGGGGTGCAGAAATATCTTAGTGAAAATGATGATGGCAAACGGTGGCTGGATGCTGAGAAGGATAAGCATCTTGAAAAAGGCTTAAAAACCTGGAAGGACAACAATCTGCAAAAGGAAATTGACAAAAAAATTAAAGAGTTATATCCGGAGGAAACCGAGGAAAAGAAGCAGCTCAGAGAACTGAATGCCAAGATTGAGAAAATGGAGACGGAAAAGCAAAGGGAAGTCTTGAAGAACAAGGCTTTAACGATTGCCGCTGACAAGAAGCTTCCTATTACTAATATAGTTGATTTGTTTATTTCAGATAATGAAGAAGCCACTGTTTCCAATATTGGCAGGTTTGAAGAGATATATTCTGCATCGGTACAGACTGCGGTTGAGGAAAGATTGAAGTCAACCGGCTATACCCCACCTAACAGTACTAATCAGAATAATCAACCTAAAAACCTAAATGATGCTATAAAGGACTATTATTCAAGCAATAATGCTTAATTTGAAAGGGGATTAATTATATGGCGATAACATTAGCACAGGCAAAACTTAACACCCAGGACGATATCCAGGCAGGGGTAATTGATGAATTCAGAAAGAGTTCATTTATATTAGACAACATCACCTTTGATGATGCGGTAACCCCCGGAACTAATGGAGCAACTCTTACCTATGGATATACGAGGCTTATAACTCAGCCAACAGCGGCATTTAGGGCAATTAATAATGAATATACTGCCCAAGAGGTAACCAAGGACAGATATACAGTTGAGCTTAAACCTTTTGGTGGTTCTTTTGCAATTGATAGGATAGTTGCAAATACCGGAGGTCTAGTAGATGAGGTGAATCTTCAAGTCCAGCAGAAGGTCAAAGCAGCAAGGGCATTATTCCACGACACATTTATCAATGGCGACTCAGCGGTAGATGCCAATTCCTTTGATGGATTGAACAAAGCAATCACTGGTTCCAGCACTGAATATCATGCGTCAACTTCCATTGACCTTTCAACTTCTGCGGCACTGGATACCAATTACAAGCAGTTCTTGGATTTGCTTGATGAATTTCTATCCGATCTTGATGGTACACCTACATTCCTGGGTGGAAATTCAAAGCTAATTACCAAAATAAAAGCGGTAGCCAGAAGAGCCGGATATCTTACTCAAAGTGAAGATGCCTTTGGGAAAAAAGTAGATGCTTATGATGGCATTGTCCTGGTTGACCTGGGTGCAAGGGTAGGAAGCAATAATCCTGTAGTTTCAATTATTGATACTAGAAAACCAAATGGCACCGATATAGTTACAGGATTGACTGATCTCTATGCTGCTAGATTAGCACTGGATGGGTTTCATGCTGTCTCCCTTGCCAATCAAGAATTAGTCAAAATATGGTTGCCTGACTTTACTACTTCCGGAGCAGTAAAGAATGGGGAAGTAGAGATGGTAGCAGCTGTGGCATTGAAGGCAACTAAGAGTGCCGGAGTATTCAGGAATATAAAAGTAGCATAACGGAGGTAACTGCATGGCGAAGATATACTGTAATAATAGCCAATATAACGGTATATCCGCAGGTGTAAGCTTCGTGAATGGGGTGGGAGTCACTAGTAATTCCCACCTCATTGCTTGGTTTACGGAAAACGGATACACCATAATTGAAGATACCCCCAGAGAACCAGGGGAGTATGACGAGATGAATTATAAAGATTTGATTGAACTGGCTAAACAGCAGGGATTCAATGCTATCGGATATAAAAAGGAGCAACTTATTCAAGCCTTAATAGAATTGGATGTCCAAAATTATAGTGAAATGGAGGGATAGCTTATGCTGGCAGTAGTAAAAATGTTGCTTGGCATTGATGCGTCTGATACATCAAATGATGGAATCCTAAATCATTTTATTACCCAAGCATTAAAGATAGCTCTGGGCTACTGTAATGTAACGGAATTACCGGCTGAGTATAATGACACTATTTCTGATTTAGCTGCTTACCTGTATAACAATCGAGACAGTGTCGGTTACAAGCAAAAAGTGCAGGGTGAAAGGAGTATTACCTTTGAGGGCGGGGGTATTCCGGAGTATATTAAATCAGCTTTGCCGGTTCCCATAATTAAGGTTGGGTATTAGATATGTTTAATGATACAAAGATTGAAATATTGCAAAGTCCTGATGCAGCTCCAATCAAAACAATCTATGCCGATGTTCAGCCATATTCAGCTAAAGTCACCTTCGATTATGGGATAACTCTGGAAATATCAAAAAGAGCTTTCTGTGATGCTGATGATGAAATTAAAGGCGAATCATATTTCAGGATTGAGGACGTTTATTATAAAGTGCTGAACGTCAAGGGCTGGAGTGACCACATGGAAGTTTTCCTTTACCAGTGCAAAAGGACGGTGGGTTGATGGAGAGAACTATAGACGAAATGATTGATTTCTTCCTGTTTGAAAAGGGAGAGGATGTGGTAGTTAATAATATCGGCAGCAGGGCAGTGATAATTGATGCAACCGATAGAATTAATATAGATGCTGATAAAATAATCCATTCCAAGGTAGAAATAAGGACAGGGGACATTGTTGGGTATTATGGCCGAAAATACATAATCACCAGCCAGATTGATAAAGGGCAAAACTCCTTCTGTGGTCGGATGAAGCAATGCAATTATAGGATAGCGTTCAACTTCACTGGTAATGTGAAGTGGTTTGATGCCTTGATAGAAACCAAAGTCATGGATATCGATACCAATCAATATATGAGTCTTGCGACCGGCACAATAAAAGTCAGCTTGCAGAACAACGCTGATTCACGTGATATATCAATCAACAGTAGGTTTATCAATACCGGCAGGGCATGGCATGTTAACGGGATTGACAAAGCAAGCCTTGGATTGATTATACTGACCTGCGAATTGGTAGCAACAGAATCAAGTGATGACTTGGATTCTGGAATTGCCAACCGATGGCAGTATGAGACCACTCATACCTATGTTTTAAGCATTGATAACGGTGCTTCTATGAATGTGCCGCTAAATGACACCGCTCAGTTAATTATTTCTGTCACAGACAACGGAACATCGATGAACCCGCTCCCAGCGTTGACATACATGTCTTCAGATTCAAGCGTGGTAGCAGTTGATAATACCGGCAAATTGATGGGAATAAATGCTGGTACAGCCGTGGTTACCTGCGAAATGACCTATGAAAATACTATTAAGGATACTATTAATATTACCGTAGTAGAAAATGCCAGCCATACATATACAATTACCATCACCGGAAGTGCAACCATTAAAATTGGGCAGAGCCAGAGCTACGTTGCCCATTTTTACGATAACGGCACTGAAGTTTTCGATAAGTCGGCGGTATGGAGTATTAGGAATCAAGATGGGACAACTTCGCCAGCCTATGCCACGATTACAACAAGCACGGGAAATGGAGCAACCATAAAAGCTAATAGCAGTAGTTCATACGTTAATAAATACATAGTTCTAAAAGCAACGTTGTCGGATGATGAGACCGTATTTAATGAAATTTCAGTACAACTAAAATCATTATTCTAAAACCATTGGCGGGCTTTATGCTCGCCTTTATATATTTACGGGGAGGAATTATTATTAGTAAAGCACCAAGTGTAGAATATTTGCTCAGTGTTCATTATCTCAAGAAATTGAGACTGGAAGGGTTCATAACATACGAGCAGTATGATGAAATAGATAGATTGAACAGAATATCATTTCTAAGGGGAACTGGGCTAAAAACGGCCTAGCTCCCTTTTTTACTTTACTTATTGCACCAGTAATTATATGGTGTGTGTACCCAAATGCTATATTTGAGAGAGGGGATTTAATGGCAAATACAAACATATCCAAGAAGGTTCAAGTTCTGCAGCCAATTCAGAAGCTGGTGCTTGAAGACGATGAGAATAAATCTGGTAAAAAGAGAGTAGGGGCTTATTGCAGAGTTAGTACAGATTCAGATGAACAAATGGAAAGCTACAATGCCCAGGTAAGCGAATACACTAATAAAATTACGGATAATCCTGATTGGGAGTTAGTCGACATCTATGCTGATGCTGGAATCAGCGGTACAAATGTTAAGCATAGACTAGCTTTCAACCGGATGATTAGGGATTGCGAAAATGGTAAGATCGACCTGATAATTACAAAGTCCATTTCAAGGTTTGCCAGAAATACAGTAGATTGCTTAAAGCATGTTAGAGATCTTAAGAATATCGGAGTGGAGGTATTCTTTGAAAAAGAAAATATTTATTCCTTTGATTCAAAGATGGAGTTGGTATTAACCATGCTCAGTTCTATCGCACAAGAAGAGAGCCGAAACATTTCTGAAAATACTAAGTGGGGACTTAGAAAACGCTTTAGGGATGGGGTTACGGTTTGCAATACTGAAAGGTTTCTCGGCTATGATAAAGATGAGAGTGGCAATCTTGTGATTAATGGAGAGCAAGCTAAGATTGTGAGAAGGATTTTTAGAGAATACCTTGATGGCAAAGGATATGCAGCAATTGCAAGAGGGCTTGAAGCGGATGGAATAATAACTGTTGCAGGAAAAACAAAATGGTGGGATTCCAGCATCAGAGGTATTCTAGAAAATGAGAAATATTATGGGGAACTTCTACTGCAAAAGACTGTGACAGTTGATTACCTGACCAAGAAGAGAGTTAACAATGATAACCTGGAGCCGATGTACAAAATTGATAATAACCACGAGCCAATCATTTCAAAGGAAATGTTTGACCTTGTACAGCTGGAGCGAAAGAGACGCTTTGAAATAACAAGGGGCAGAAATGAGGATAGAAGAAAATACAGCAATAAATATGGCTTCAGCGGAAAACTCTACTGTGAGAAATGTGGAAAGACCTTAAAACGCAGACATTGGAATGTCGGCACGAAATCCGAAAAAATAGTATGGCAGTGCAATAGTTATATTCGAGGAGTAAAGAATTGTTCTGCAAAAGCGGTTGACGATTTAACATTAAAAAGAGCCTTTATCCAACTGTACAATGATATGGTTGTTGATAAAGGCTTTTTCTTTAAAGTTTTCTTGGAGAATATAAATAAGGTCATAAGTAAGGAATCAAAGGTTTCAGAAATAAATAAAGTCACAGAGAGCATAGGGTTGTTGGAGCAGGACTTAAGCGAGTTGGTACAGTTGAAGCTCCGTAAGCAAATTGAGGATAAATATTACAATAAGGAATACGAAAGAATAACCCTTGAACTTGAAAAAGTGAGTGCCAAAAAAGATCGCCTTGAAATGCAACACCTTGATGATGTTAAATATAAAGATAAGCTTTCTGCGATAAGCAAAATAGTTGACAACGGTGATGAACCTTTGACAGAGTTCGATGATGACCTATTTGTAGCTCTGATTGATAAGGTTATAATAAAATCACCGAACCATTTTATATTCATACTTGAAAGCGGCCAGGAATACGAAGCTGATTATAGCAGTACACAGCAGACCACCCAGGCCGCTGCGCCAATGTTTTCCAGGAAGCTCTGTACGCCGGGTTGTATCCATGCACCGAAGAACGTGTCGTTCGTCCAGTCGGTAACCACACCGCCCAGCGTGGAAACGGAAACATAG